CTGGCTGCTCCGGCTGTTGCGAATTGAAAGTCTGACAAGCTCATTGGCGCTGCTTTGTGTGCGATGAGATTGTGAATTTCTGCAATGTCTTTGTCAGATACCTCAGAGGCTGTGTTCAAGGAGGTTTTTGTTAAGTAATCGATGTAAAGGGTCTTTACCAGTTGTGAAAGACTTGTTGGTATATAGCCTGGCTCGATTGTTCTGACTAGCTTGAGGCCGCGAGCTAATTGGAAGGGAGATAGACGAAATGAGATTTGTGGATTTGACATTTGTTAGTCCTTTGTTGAGATTTTGTTGTTTGACTGGGGAAAGAGATAAATTCCGCTGTTCATTATTGAACGCCCAGTTTATGTTATTTGACTTGATTAGTTATCTTTATCTTCTTACCAGATATCTTTAAGAGGCATATTTACTAGCCACGACCACCGTTAGCAAAAGCACCTTTACGATGTTGGAATGTAGAAGCATCCAATTTTTTAGGTTTATCGGCGGGTTCAAAACTTCTATTAAGAAGAGCATTGATATTATCCTGAGCAAGTCGCAAATGATCAATCTTGTCACTTATACGCAAAGTTTCGAGACATGGGTTATCTAAAACAACAAGAATCTCCTCAGCCATCTGATCCATCAATCTATGTATCATTGCTTTTGTGGTAAAGTTATTATCAGAAATATAAATAGTAAAAGGTTCAGGTTTTCGAGAAATACTATGAACAGTTATAGAAGCATCTTTCTCAAGGGTTATAGTAACTCCATTTGATGAGAAAGTGTTTTGATCTTCTTTACCCGTCAGTGTTAAAGAGCCATCTGAATTATTGATAACATCACAATTATAATTAATGGGCGGTTCAAATTCCATTTGAGGTTTCCTTGTTGTTTGATTTGCTTTTTTATAAAACTTCTGTTGAGGCTAGCTGAATTTCTTCTGCTGCGATTGCTTTGGCAAGGACAAGTTTTTGTTGTGCTGGAGTGAGGCTGTCTAGCAAGGCTGCTATAATGTCTGCTTGCTTCGCGGCATTGATTGTGGGCTGCTTTACTCTAACTCTTGCTTTTGCTGCTGGTTTTGCAACTTTAGTTGCTGCTGCTTGCGAGATGAAGAATTGAATATAGTTTGCTTGACGGTCGTAGTAAGTATATTTTGCGGATATTTTATGGTGTGCTTGAGTTGCCTTCTGATATGCTTTACGAGCGGCTTTGAGATCGTTTGTTACGCTCTTTAAGTTTGGTAGGTACTGGGATTTTTCTTGATGAAGTTCGCACATAATACATGACAGGCATGTTTGAGGATAATGCTTTATTGCGATTTGTTCTTTTTGCATGAGTTCTGTGATGTGGCTCTTTTGGATGGTTGAGTATTGCGATTCACAGATGATGCATGTTTGGCTGTTTGATTGAGACATTTTTGTAGCTCCTGTTGTTTTGTTGAGGTTATTGAGCTTTAGCTCTTTTATGTTAAGTCTGTGATGTAGTCTGGCTCTAGGCCGAAGTGTGCCGCACAAATATCGTATGCGACTTCAGTCTCACCAATGCTTAGTAAATAGTCTAGCTTTTCACGAGCTTCTAAGATTAGCTCGTCTGCTTCGTCAGATGTTAAATCGTCACGCTTCATTATTGTTGCTTTTAGTGCTGTCATGGCTTGTTTGCTCCATTGGTTGGATTACTCTTTTTGAGCTTTTGCTCTGTTACGCTTAGCTATGCCCTCTTCTAAAAGAGCATAAGTAAAAGTAAAAGTTAGCTAAACCACCACGTTTTCAGCGTATTTAGGTGTTAGCACTTGGTGCTGGTCTGGTGATGATTTACCACATGCCTTACATTTCATTTTAGGGATAACATTTCTATGATAATTGTTATCGTCGTAACCATTGACCAACTTTTCAGTTTCATTACAATTCTCGCATTCAATAATTGCCGTGAAATCGCGTCTATGTTGACTAGTTATTTTTATAATTTTCACAATGATAAATCCTCGTTTAGTTTATCTTATTTATGAGGTTAGTTGGTTGAGCTTTCGCTTTCGCTCACTGGCTTGTTAAAAGCTAATGAATGGCTCGCATTGAATTCTACCTGCTGCATCTCGATGCATGATGGTTTGTGTAGTGAAATTGATGAAGCAGATTCGACCGTTTGGACAGACTGCGCGGGCAAACTGGCCAGCAAGATTGTTTATGAGGGTAAAGATCTTGTGATTGATTTTTACTACTCGGATGAGAAGGTCTCGGTGAGTTGTTTGATTGATTGGCTGGCTTGTTTGACTGGATGGCTTTTTCATGATGGGCGTTTCCTTGTGTTGAGGTAATAAGTTGGCTTGAGTAAAATGTTTACTTGCCGCAGGTTGTTATTAAAATCAAGCAACTAATGACAGGTTATCAGGTCTGTAATTAGATGGCTCACCTTTAATAAGCAAGGGGCATAATGTACCTCCGTTATGTTGAGTAAAGTGTTTGGGCGGCAGCGTGTTTTGCTGTTGCGGTTAGTTAGTGGTGTACCGTAACACGGGCAGTGGTCGCGTGTCAAGGGGTTTTGTTGTGGTGGTTGTTTTGTTGTTGGTGTGTTTACGTTGATTCGCCCGTGAAGGTGCGATAAGGTCGGTCGGTTGGGCGTCGGTAGTGGTTTTTAGGTGGTTTTTGTGGCCGTGGTGACGTTATGGTGTTAAAGGGGTATGTTTGTATGGTTGTAGTTGAAAAGGTCGTGACGGGCTTCTTTTGTGTGTTTGCGTGAAAGAATAAAACTTGCAAAATGGTTAACAGGATGCGGTATACAAGTCAACTACCCCCCCCCTATCGATGCATCTATTTAAAAAAAAAATTAAATACTAACATAGACCACCCCGTGAGGGGGGGGTAGTTGACTTGTTTACGACTTCTTGTTTACATGGAAAGGGCAAGTGACACGCGAGCAAATACCGACTTGCGTAACCGCGCTAATCAGTCGAACAGCGTGTCAAGGCGTGTTCAAAAGTGAACGGCAAGTTGAAAGAGGCAAACGAGAAAAGCCAGCTTAGAACCGTGTAGGCTCTGGCTGGCTAGAAGGTAACGTATAACGTGAGGTTACGCGAAGTTACTTTTTCGCTTTTTCGCGGCATTCCATCCAGAAACAAAGTCGCTAAATGCTTGCCTCATTTTATCAATGTCTTTATTATATTTAAACGCTTGGCTATCCATAACAATACAATAATGATTTTTTCTGAGGGGAAAAGTAACTACGGGGTTTAATTAGTTCTGCGCTACATGCTCCATGATATTCTTTCGCTGATAGTACGAAAGGTGGGTATGGATTAGATAAAGTAAAAACCTGTAGAAATTTGCACGCTTTGAGAGCTTGTTTCTTTGATTTAATGTTATGGATAAGTATTTTCATGGTGTTCCCCTATATAACTAGCCAAGCAAATGATCTTGCCTGACTAGCTTGTTTTGTTTCGGCTATGCGAAGTTAAGCTGAACCATAATGGCTTCGACGATTGCCCCATCATTATCAAACTTATCAAGTAAGACTTCGCTGATTTTGGCGACATCCAAACCTGCAACGTCTATCATAAGTTGCATATTGGTTACAGTTTCCTTTAAAACCGCTGTGGCAATGGCTTTATTGTTGCCTCCTTGGTTAGGTCGTTGGATTGCTTTCCATTCCATCTCGTCCACGTTAGCTTGACCGTATCCTTGTGACCAAACATCATCTTTCTTACATCCTTTGAAAGTGGCGCGGGCTTCAATGAGAAACTTCTGGATACCTCGCTGAAGAATGGCGTGAGTCGCTCCGATTTCTTCAGACCATTCGAGAAGTTGCTCGCCTGACTCGAATTGCTCGGATGTTGGGAAAAGTTCCCGTGGCAAGTCATGGGCTACCATGATAGTCTTACCGTTGTCGTCTTTTCCGGCGGCTGGTACGGAAGTTTCTGTGCTGCAAGTGTCGAGTACTGCAAAAATTGATTCGGCCATGATAATCACCTCTTTTAGATATGTTGTGCGAGTTATCTCGCGTCAGGATTGAAAACATTTTCTTTCCTGATATAACAAAGGATACTGGCTGAGCTATCCTTTGTCAAGTTTTATTTTATTGATAACTTAAAGCGATATAATAAAGAACTGGTATTACGGTTACGCTGATAAAGACAAGTAACTCTTCCATGATGAGATTCCTTTTTATTGTTGGTGCGAGTTATCTCGCTTTCCTTCCTGCTATGAGATACTATAGTTACGTTGTTAATGCTTGTCAAGTTTTATTTTGACCTTACTTTTTATGATAAGGTTGTTAGTCAATCAAGACGGTTTTCCTTTCCATGTCTGCTAGGTTACTGAAATAGTTTTAAGATGTCAACATGTTTTTAAAATAAATAATTATTTTGTTGTTTGGTGTGGTGTGCTGCGAGAAAGTTATTTGTTTGTTAATGGTATAGGGCTGGTAGCTTATGGACGGGAACAATCCTAGATGGTTTGTGAATGGGTGGTAAGTGATGCCTCTGTTTTCCATACCAGATTAGTGCTTTCTGCACTGAGTTGTGGAAAAAATCAATTTCAAAGTCTGTAATCGCGAACAACCAGCACAAGCAAATAACTACGTTATTGCAAAACAGTAAGCTTTGTGTTTTAAGCTTTAAAATCATAATCTAAAATCATAATTTAAAAACATAATCTAAAAACATAATCTAAAAACATTTCACTCCAGTAATAATCTAAAAATCTCCCCAAAAAAATCTAACCAATGCCGGCATTTGACAGCAAAATAAATCATTTCACTCCATGAACATTTCCCTTGCACTTTTTCCACAAACAATGTAAGCTACATCATGGTAAAAAGAATCACTAAAAATCGCAAGGACAGTTTCTCCATAAAATGATTAAAGAACTTCGCAATCAACATCGCACAATAATCCAAATGGCCTTCTCTGGTTTCAAGAACTGCGAGATCGCCGAGCGCTTATCAATGGCCGAAAGCACAATCTCTGGCATCCTGCGCTCACCTCTCGGCCAAGCTTACATGGGCGGCCTGCATGACAAGTCAAAAGAAAATACTTTAGATGTGCGAAAGCAGTTAATCAGCATGAACTCGTCAGCCTTAAGTGCCTTCGAGCGTATCCTCAGTCCCTCTGGCAAAGCTCCATATGCAGTGCAATTCAATACCGCAAAAGACATCCTTGATCGAAACGGTTTCAAACCAACAGATAAAATCAACATCGACATGACCTTACAATCGAAGTCAGACGAGGAAATCGATGCCGAAATCAACGCACTAGCAAACTCCATCGCAACTGCGAAAATAGCAGAAGTTGAAGCGGAAGAAGTTGAAGCGGAAGCAATTTCAACTATTGAAACAATCAACGCTACGGAATATAATTCAACTGAACAAGAACCTCTTAATGATATAGAAGAGCCTTCAGAAAATCTCATAAATTCTCCTACCCTAACAAACTTGGGCAATACTTCTAATGAACCTCCTGAAGGCTCTTCTATATTATTAGGTAGTGTATTAGGCAGCGAGCTACCTAGCGAGCTAACTAAAACATCAATAGACATTTTTCCTCCAAAATAGCTCATGCCATTATCGGAAAACTCAGAAAGAGCTGTTGATGTTTCAAACATGTCTCGCGAGCAGAAAGAACAGTATGTTAAGCTGCTGAAAGAACAAAGCATTCGACTGAACCAAAATAAAATAGTTCAGTACTATCCAGAAACAGGAACGCTAAGCAGACATAATTATCCGAAACATATGAAGTTCTTTTCGCTCGGCAGCAAGTTTCCTGAGCGCTGTATGATGGCCGCGAATCGGGTCGGTAAATCCGAGGGCGTCGGCGCATACGAACTAACGCTGCACTTAACAGGCCGGTATCCTGATTGGTGGACGGGCCGCCGATTTGACAGAGCAATAACTGCATGGGCCGCTGGAACAACTAGCACGACAGCTCGAGACATTGTACAGTTCAAGTTAGTCGGCTCACCAGAGGAGCGTGGAACTGGCCTGATACCAGCGAAGTACATTATAAAGACAACGCCTAAAGCTGGTGGCGTACCGAACTCTGTTGATACGATCTTAGTAAAGCATATATCAGGAGGCATTAGCCGCTGCAAGATCAAGTCATATGCAGAAGGGCGTAAGTCATTCGAAGGAACTGAACAAGACTTTATCTGGCTTGACGAAGAATGTCCACTCGATATTTATACTGAGTGCCTGACAAGGACAATGACCACAGATGGTCTGGTAATACTTACCTTCACCCCATTAGCGGGCATTACTGAAACTGTTGAGCAGTTCATGCCAGGCGGAAAGCCAGTCAGCGAGGAAGAAAGCATTGGGCGAGTTTTAGTCCAAGCAACTTGGGACGACGCGCCGCACTTAACCAAGAAACAAAAAGATAAACTGTTTGCTGCCTTACCACCGCATCAGCGAGATGCTCGTTCAAAAGGCATACCACAACTTGGCTCAGGTGCGATATTCCCGATCCAAGAAAGTAACATCGTAGTCAAAGACTTTCCTATTCCTGATCATTGGCTCAAATGCTATGCGCTTGATGTTGGGTGGAAAATGACTGCCTGCTTGTGGGGCGCAACTGATCCAGACAGCAATATTACGTATTTGTTCTCCGAGTATTATCAGGGTCAAAAGGAACCAATCATTCATGCGGCAGGCATTAAGGCTCGTGGAGTTTGGATTCCAGGCGTAATCGACAGCGCTGCTCATGGGCGCTCGCAAGAAGATGGGCGGCAACTGTTTAAGATTTATTCCGATCTTGGCCTTGACATTGAGAATGCAAACAAGTCAGTTGAAGCAGGGCTTTACAAGACTTGGGAAATGCTCTCGACGAACAAGCTGAAAGTATTTGGCTCGCTAGTGAATTGGCTAGCGGAATTCAGGCTGTATCGGCGGGATGAGAAAGGACACATCGTTAAGCAGAAAGATCATCTGATGGACGATACGAGGTACTTAGTTATGAGCGGCCTTGATCGTGCAGTGGCTAAACCATTTTGGGAGCTAGCTGCCTGGGAAGAAAGCGATCACTATAGCGAAGGCGAATCAAGCGATATAACAGGCTATTGACAAGAACATAACTTGGTGTTCAAAAATGAACAGCAAGTTAATAGGAGCGAAACAATTATGAGTAAATGTACTGAGTGCGCTAATTACGGATTAATGAAGATGGTGACATCTGGCCAGCCGTTTCAATACTATGGTGACATACCTTGCCAAAGATGCTCTGAACTTACAAAAGAACATATCGAGTTTACTCCAAAAACAAGTCAAGAAAAAGAAGTGTGTTGGAGTCTTCCTGCTGTTTCGCCAGTAGTCGCGATACAAAAAGCTTTATCGGAACTAGGTTACTAGCCACAGAATATGTGGACCAAGCGTGACAAGTACGAACCGAGGAGCTCTGCTCCTCGCCTGATGCGAGCAATATTTAAACAACTGATTTTATGGTAGGCGGCTTAGCGGCCTTTGCCAAAAATAAATAGGCAACCTTTATGGCACAAAATAATCAAACAGGGCTAGAATTTCCAGTGACAGATATTATTGGAGAAGAAGCTGAAGCAGCCATGCCAACTGATATGTTGCCAGATCAAGAAGTATCGGCGACTGACGATGCTCCGGTATGGTCAGCTGAGCAGCCAGTAAGTGATATTCTTGACGAGCAAGCTCAAGCAGACGCTGATCTGATTCCGCAAATAGAAAAAGAAGTTTTGCGTGCTGAAGCAATCGTACTGTTGACTAACGTAGCGGACAAGCAATCAAAAGAAGTTATTGCTGATCTGACTACGAAAGTGCTCGAAGGTTATAAGACTGACCTAGCTTCACGAAAGGATTGGGAAGCCCTGAATAAGCAGATTATTGATCTTGCGAAGTTGTTAGTTAAGAAGAAAACCTATAACGGGGAAACAGTTGCGAATATAAAGTATCCTCTGATTACTAATGCCTGCATTCAGTTTGCCTCACGAGCGTATCCTGAAATTATTAAAGGCAATAACGTTGTTAAAGGTAAAGTAGTTGGCGCTGATCCAGACGGTAAGAAGTTTGAACAAGCTCAGCGCATTAGCGAGTTCATGTCGTTTCAACTGCTGAACAATATGTCAGATTGGGAAGAGGGCGTTGATCAGATGTTGTTCACGCTGCCAGCGATTGGTTGTGCATTTAAGAAGACTTATTTTGATTCGATTGACCGACGTAATGTATCTGCGTTGGTCTTTGCTGATGATCTAGTAGTCAATTATTTTGCTGAATCGCTTGAGCGCGCACCACGAGCAACACATAAGATTTATCTCTATCATAATGAAATTGTTGAGCGCATAACTGCTGGAGTGTTTATCCAGTTTGATCCGGCTGAGCTAGGGCAGGCAACTTCCGATAAGACTTCTGATGTTGATGATGAGACGCCGCATTTGTTTCTTGAGCAGCATCGCTGGTATGACTTAGATGGTGACGGCTATCAAGAACCCTACATAGTAACTGTTCATGAAGAATCGCAAAAGCTAGTAAGGATTGCGCCAAGATTTGCCTCTGATGGAATTATTCGCGAGCAAGGTGATGATGGACTGGTGAAAGCTGAAGGCAAGATAATCAAAATCATGCCTGAGCAATATTTTACTCGATATATCTTTATGCCTAGTCTTGATGGCGGCTTTTATGGGATGGGCTTTGGCTCATTGCTGATGAGCATTAACTCGGCGATTAATACAGTTGTTAATCAGCTGCTTGATGCTGGTACTGCATCGAATAGGCAAGCAGGATTTTTAGGGCGCGGGTTAAAGTTAGGTCGTGGCAAAAGTATTCATGTTAAGTCTGGTGAGTGGAAGCCTGTTGATGCGACTGGAGATGACTTACGAAAGAACGTATTTCCGATGCCTGTCAGAGAACCTTCAAGCGTACTGTTTCAGTTGCTTGGCCTGATGATTGATAGCGGGAAAGAACTTGCTGGCATGACCGAGATCTTGGCAGGTAACTCGCCAGGTGCGAACGTTCCTGCTGAGTCAGTGCTTGCGTTGATTGAGCAAGGCTTGCAAGTTTATTCTGCGATTCATAAGCGGATTCATCGAGCACAATATAAAGAGTTTACCAAGCTGAGGCGACTGAATGCACTTTATCTTGATCAGATGACTTACAGTGCTGTATTGGACGAGAAAGCTGTAGTGCAAGAAGACTTCTTTAATGAAGACCTTGATGTTGTGCCTGTAAGTGATCCGAACAATACGACGATGATGCAGCGGATGCTCAAGGCGAAGGCCATGCTGGAGCTGCGCGGGCAAGGACTGAATGATCAAGAGATTTTTAAACGCTACTTGAAGGCAATGGATATTGATGATGTTGCTGCGTTGATTCCAGAAGATCAAGGCCAAGATCCTGCAGAAGAGCTAACGCTGCAAAAGGTACAAGCAGAGCTTGGTGAGCTGAATGAAAAGATTGAAAAGCTCAAGTCTGAAACTGCTCTGAACTATGCCAAGGAAGCTAGTGAGTATTATAATCAAGACAAGACTGTTGCAGGTGTTGAGAATGATGATAAGAAGCTGCAGCTGGAAGGCGCGTCAGTAATGAATCAGATACAACTTGGACGTAGCCAGCAATCGATTGGCAAAGCGCCTGAGGGAATAACGAACTATACTGCTAAAAGAGAGTATGGTTTAAAGAGCAATAATCAAGAGGAGCGATAATCATGACGGATGAAGAAATTGAAAAAGAAGTTCAGGCGAAAGGATTGACTTCTCCGCGAGTGAGTCTTGACGAACTGCATGACAAGATTAAAAATATTGAAATAGTAAAGTTTGTTTCTAGTACTGGGCAGGTTTTACGTTGGGCTGTGTTGACGATGGAAAATGGTTTTGCTGTTGTAGGCAAGCACTCTTGTAGCGTATCGAATGAGAATGATGATGCGGCGATTGGCGAGGACATTGCTATTACAAACAGTCAGAACAAGGTTTGGGAACTAGAAGGCTATGCACTGAAGCAAAAGCTTTTTGTAGAAGGTTAAATTTAAACTGGAAAGCGCTTTTGCTTTCTTTGGAGCGAAGATTATGAATACAGCAGAACAGTTTGCTGAATGGAAAGAGCATCCAGTAACTAAAGAGATATTTGGTTTGCTTGAAGAAGCAAAGAAAGACTTACAAGATCGCCTAGCGGGTGGACATACATTAGCCCAGACCGCTGATGAGACGCATGGTATGACGTCTAAGTTAGTTGGACAGATCGAAGGATTGAATCAGCTGCTCAATATTTCGTATGAAGTAGATGAAGTGGCTGATGAAGTGAGTGATGTCACAGGGCACTGAGAAGAGACGCCTAACTTGCGAGCCCCCCCTGATCCCGCTTAGGCCAGGAGCTTGCGACTGGTCTGGGATCACAAAACGTTTGAAAGTGTTTGAAATAGATTTTTAACTGTTATAGCTTAACAATTATTTAAAGGAGTAATATGATGAGCGAATTAATTAACAAGTCTGGCATTGAGCCGACTGGAGGGCACTTGCTAGTGCTGCCGAAGAAAGTCGAAGAGGTTACTTCTGGTGGAATCATTATTCCAGAAGATACTCGAGACAAAGAACAGCAAGCAGCGACTGAAGGTACCTTAGTAGTTGTTGGATCAAGTGCTTGGACTGATCTTGATGATGGCAAGCCCTGGGCGCGTGTAGGAGATAAGATTAGTTATTCTCGTTATGCGGGCGTGACAATGACTGGCGCTGATGGCGAAAGCTATATGTTAATTAATGATGTTGATGTGCTGGCCAGATTAACGAGCTAGCTGACGATTACTCTTTTAAATAGGTATTAAGATGAGCGAAGAATATGTAGAAGAAATTATTGCTGCAAATGAAACTGCAGCTACAAATGAACAAGATGCGGCTGCTGATATAGCAAAAGCCATTGACCAGCCTGCAGCAAAGACTGATCCGGAAGTTGTTGATCCTGCTGCTGCTGCGGTTGAAAAGGACAAGAGTTCCTCCACTCCGGAAGCCGCTATAGTTGAAAAAACAACTGTTGTGCCTTCCGACTCAGATGAAGCTGTTGTCGCTCCAGCGGCTACTCCTGAGGTGGAGGAACTCGCTTCTCAATTAGGCTGGAATAAAGATCATAAGGGTGCTGAAGCTGTTGATGCCGCGACTTATATTCTGCGTTCCAAAGATATTCAGAAGACGATGAAAGGTCATAATAAAGATCTGAAGAATCAGTTGACTGGCCTGAATGGATCTATTGAGGCGTTGCAAGATCATAATACGCGGGTATACAAGGCGGATGTGAAAAAACTTCAGTCTGAATTAACCTCGCTGAAAGCTGAAAAGAAAGCTGCGATTGAGCTTGCTGATGTTGCTAAGGTCGAAATGCTTGACCAGCAGATTGAAGATGTGCAAAAAGATATTAATGCTCCTGTCGCGGATAAGCCTTCAAGTAACCCTGCGTTTGATACTTGGGTTGCAGATAATGACTGGTATCTGACTGACGATACTATGGCCAAGTATGCTGAGACAGTGGCGGAGCAATATGCTGGAGCGCCGCTTGATCGTGTTTATGCGATAGTGCGGCAGAAGGTAGCTGAAGTTTTTCCTGAGAAGTTCGTAACTAAAGCTACGGACACGCCTGCTGTGGTAGTTGATGATGGTAAGGTTGCTGTTAAAGTTGTCGGCCCGAAGAGTCCTGTAGAAGCGGCAAGTCGTGCGATTGAAGCTGGAAGTTTTACCAAGGCTGATTTATCTGCGGAGCAACAAACGATTATGAATCAGTTTGTTAAAGGCGGCATTATGACAGAAGAACAATATATTGCTGATATAGCAAAAATGCAAGGAGCGTAAGAAGATGGCAGATAATAAGATAAGCACAACTGAGAATGGTGCAAAGGCACCTACTGAGAAGAAGCAATCTCGTAAGCGAGTTCCGTTAGGTACGAGAAACATTTTAACTGCACCGAAGAAACCCGGATTCGTGCGCCGATTTGTAAATGACAAAGGGGATCGTATTCAGTCCTTTAAAGACGCTGGCTGGAAGGCTGCAGAAATGGTCGAATCAGTTGGTGACGATAAAGCTGGACGAGCAACATCAATGGGGAGTGGAGCTACTCCTGCGGTTGGTGGTGGTCAGCGTGCAGTATTGATGGAGATTCCTGAAGAGTATTATGATGCTGATCGAAAGGCCAGTCAAGCTGCAATTACCAAGGTTGAGCGAGAGATCGCCAGAAACAAACCTGGACAAGATGGCTTGGATGGACAAGTAAGCATTTCCTAAATTATTAATCTAAATTAAAATGAGGTAAGTTATGTCAAATATTGATACTCCATTCGGGTTTAAGCCAGTCGGGCATTTGTTGGGCGGGCCTTGGAATGGAAAAGTAAATGCGTATTATGTGCCGGTTGGCAATGCTGCGGCGTTGTTTAAAGGTGATGCAGTCAAAAGTGCTGGCTCTGCGGATGCTAGTGGAAAGTATCCTACAGTAGCTCAGGCTGCTGCTGGTGACGTTATTCGTGGAGTTATTATTGGTTTTGGAGATAATCCTTTTACCATGACTCATCCGGAAACGCCGAATCGTGATTATCCTCCGGTATCAACTGCTGGA